AAGAAGAAGAACTGTGGATGTGGTAAAGATCCTTGTGAAACCTATGGTAAGAAGGAGGTAAAAGAAGACTGGCAGAAATCAAATCGCAAAGACGGTGTTGATGGTATGAGTCAGAGTTCCGTCAATGCATATAAACGCGAGAATCCAGGTTCCAAACTGAAAACTGCCGTTACTGGTAAAGTTAAGAAAGGAAGCAAGGATGCAAAGAGACGTAAGTCTTTCTGCTCAAGATCTAATGGTCAGAGAAAGATGCACAACATCGATTGCTCTAAGACCCCAGATAAGAAAATCTGTAAAGCACGTAGACGTTGGAAATGTTGAATTAGGTTTTTATTATGAGTGAACAGTATCTTGGTAATCCTAATCTAAAAAAAGCAAATACGGCGGTCGAATTTACCGAAGAGCAAATCATTGAATTTGTCAAGTGTAAAGAAGACCCCGTTTATTTTGCAAACAATTATATTAAAATTGTTTCTCTTGATGAAGGATTAACACAATTTCATCCATATCATTTTCAGGAAAAATTAATCAATAACTTCCATGAAAATAGATTTAATATTTGCAAGATGCCAAGACAGACTGGCAAGTCCACTACTGTGGTATCTTACCTTCTACATTATGCTGTTTTTAACGATAGTGTTAATATTGGCATCCTAGCAAACAAAGCAGCAACTGCAAGAGAACTTTTAAGTAGGTTACAGACTGCTTACGAAAACTTGCCTAAATGGATGCAACAGGGTATTATATCCTGGAATAAAGGATCAATGGAGTTAGAGAATGGCAGTAAAATACTGGCAGCTTCTACGTCTGCAAGTGCTGTCCGAGGTATGTCGTTCAACATCCTCTTTCTCGACGAGTTCGCGTTCGTCCCAAATCACGTTGCTGACTCGTTCTTTGCATCTGTTTATCCTACTATTACTTCTGGTAAAAACACCAAAGTAATTATTGTATCCACGCCACACGGTATGAATCATTTCTACCGTATGTGGCACGACGCCGAAAAACGCAAAAACGAGTATGTTCCAACTGATGTTCATTGGTCCGAGGTTCCTGGAAGAGATGATGTATGGAAAGAACAGACGATTGCAAACACATCAGAACAGCAATTCAAGGTCGAGTTCGAGTGTGAGTTTCTTGGTTCTGTCAATACCCTTATAAATCCATCTATTCTCAAGAATTTAATTTATGAAGATCCTATTCAAAGGAGTGCTGGTTTAGATGTCTACGAGAAGAAGAAAGAGGAACACAACTACCTTATTACTGTTGATGTTGCTCGTGGGTTGGGCAACGATTATTCTGCATTTATCGTCGTTGATATTACAGAGTTTCCCTATAAGATAGTCGCAAAGTATAGGAACAATGAAATCAAACCGATGTTGTTCCCAAATATTATCCAGCAGACGGCAAAGAATTATAATGATGCTTGGGTATTGGTAGAAGTTAATGATATTGGAGAACAGGTAGCAAATATTCTTCACTACGATTTAGAATATGAAAATATGCTGATGGCGGCAATGAGAGGTCGTGCAGGACAAGTTGTCGGGCATGGTTTTTCTGGTAAGAAATCTCAGATGGGTGTAAGAACAACGGCACAAGTTAAGAAACTTGGTTGCTCTAATCTAAAGACACTTATTGAAGATTTTAAGTTACTTACACTCGACTATGAAATTATTTCTGAGTTGACTACATTTGCTCAGAGACATAATTCGTTTGAAGCAGAAGAAGGTTGTAATGATGACTTGGCAATGTGCCTTGTTATCTTTGCTTGGTTGGTAGCACAAGATTATTTCAAAGAGATGACGGATAATGACATCCGTAAGAGAATTTACGAAGAACAGAAAAATCAGATCGAACAGGATATGGCACCATTCGGATTCCTGGATGATGGTATCGATGATATAACTGGATCATTCACTGATAATAATGGAGATCGTTGGCATACTGATGAGTATGGTGATCGTGCATATATGTGGGAGTATTATTAATGGACTTAGATGACCAGTTACAGTTAGGTCATCTACTTCTCTTTGAGAGAAAGTGTAGAGTATGTGGTATAACTAAGAATTTGGTTGATGGATTTTATAGAACTAGAAAGGATAGAGGACCTGTAGCATCATCATATTCTTACGAGTGCAAAGAGTGTACTAAAAAGCGTGTGAAAAAGACCAGCGATACTTGGGAATATCCTGATTGGTAGATTTCACGTCCTAATTCCCCATTGAAAAGCGACTTTTTAATAAATAATTTCAGATAATTCTGGACCAAGGAGAACAAAAAGATGCCACTGAATTTAGCATCTCCTGGAATTGTAGTAAGAGAAGTTGACTTAACTATTGGAAGAGTCGATCCAGTCTCTGGTTCTATTGGAGCAATCGTTGCTCCTTTTGCCAAGGGACCTGTAGATCTTCCTCAGTTTATTGAAAATGAGGATGATCTCTTAAACACTTTCGGCAGACCATACTCAACTGACAAGCACTACGAGAGCTGGATGGTAGCATCATCCTACCTCGCCTACGGAGGAACTCTTAGAGTTTCTAGAGCAGATGACTTCAATGTCGCAACAGGCGAAGGACTCAAGAACGCTTACGTCGGCACCGCTTCAAGCGTAAGAATTAAGAGCACCGATCATTACGAAGAACTCCAGTACGACGAAAACGCAATTACTGGTGTTACTGTTGCTGCTAAGAACCCAGGTACATGGGCAAATGGCATCAGAGTTGCGATGATTGATGGCAAAGCAGACCAAATCCTTACAGGTTCTGGACTTGGTGCTGGTGTTGCTGTTGGTTATGGTTTCTCCTATGCAGTTCCCGCTAACACCGTTGTTCCAGTTGGAACTGGTGGAACTACAATCCTTGATGGATACTTCCAGGGTGTTATCACCGAAGTTAGTGCAGACTCTCTTGGAGTTAAACTGGTCAAGCACGTTTCTGCAGCAGGAACAGTTACCAACGCCGACTATGAGCAGAATGGTAAGTATGCTCTTGCTAACACTGGTTCAATCGGCATTGCAACAGATGGACAATCTGCTGCGTTTGCAACCAGATCATATACTGGTGAAAGTGACTGGTTTGAAAAGCAAGAAATTGAACTGACATCTACCGATCTCAAAGGAAATCCAGTAAAACTTGAGTGGGATGCTTTGGCAAACCGCCCTGGAACTTCTGAATATGCTGCTGCTAGAAACGGAAGATTCGACGAAGTTCACGTTGTTGTTATTGATGACAAAGGACTGATCACTGGAAATGCAGGTTCTATTCTTGAGAAGCACCTAAATCTTTCCAAAGCAAAAGACGCCGAGTTCTCTGTAGGTTCTCCTTCTTACTGGAGAAAGTATCTCTACACTAACTCACGTTACATCTTTGGTGGTTCTGCACCAGTTGGTATTACCACAATCGCATTCAGCGATAATGGTGTTGCACAAAACGAACTTGATCTCGACAGTGGTTGGGACCAAGATGCAGATAGTGTAAACTTTGCTGGATCTGGTGTTTTCACTGCATCACTTGCAGGTGGTAAAAACTACGGTGGCAAATCAACTCTTACTGAAGCTGGATCACTTTACTCTGGTGCTGATGATATCATCAGTGGACTTGGTAAGTTTGATAACACTGAAGAGTATGAAGTAGACTTCATCCTTATGGGTTCAGGAAACTGGGATAAGGATACTGCACAAGGTATTGCACAGAAAGCAATCGCTGTTGCAGAAGCAAGACAAGATGCTGTTGCATTCATCTCCCCATACAGAGGTGCATTCCTTTCGGATAACTCCGTTGGAACAGTAACAGTTAATGATATTGATACAATCACTACTAACGTGGTTTCATACTATGCTTCACTTTCATCTACAACTTATGGTGTATTTGATAGTGGTTACAAGTATATGTACGACCGCTTCAATGATACTTTCCGTTATGTTCCTCTCAATGGAGATATCGCTGGTACTTGTGCTAGAACAGATCTTCAACAGTTCCCCTGGTTCTCACCTGCTGGAACTTCAAGAGGTTCGATTCTCAATGCTGTAAAACTGGCATATAACCCAGGCAGAAAGCAGAGAGACGTTCTGTACTCAAATAGAGTCAACCCAGTTATCTTCTCCCCTGGAGCAGGAATCATCCTCTTCGGTGATAAGACTGGATTCGGTAAGTCCTCCGCGTTTGATAGAATCAACGTTCGCCGCCTGTTCATCTTCCTTGAAGATGCAATCTCCGCTGCTGCCAAGGACTTCCTCTTCGAGTTCAACGATGAGATCACAAGAACTAACTTCGTGAACATTGTGGAACCATTCCTCCGCGATGTTCAATCCAAGAGAGGTATCTTTGATTATGTTGTTATTTGTGATGAAACAAATAACACTCCTGAAATTATCGATGCCAACGAGTTTGTTGCAGACATCTACATCAAACCCGCAAGATCGATCAACTTCATCGGTCTGACCTTCATCGCCACCAGAACTGGTGTTGCATTTGAAGAAGTAATCGGCTCCGTTTAATTCAATTAGAGGTTAACTCAAATGCCATCTAGACAACAGATTAATCCACCCCCATTAAGGAAGATTACCGACTTCAAGAGTAAGTTAACGGGTGGTGGCGCTCGCGCCAATCTCTTTGAAGTCGTTCTTCAGTTCCCTGATGCAGCAGCACCAGACTCCGTAGTTCTTGAGAAATCAAGATTCTTGGTCAAAGGTGCTAATATGCCTGCATCGAACGTTGCCCCAATCGAAGTTCCCTTCAGGGGCAGGGTTCTGAAAATTGCAGGTGATCGCACCTTCGATTCCTGGACTATCACAGTTATCAACGATACTGACTTTGCTATTCGTTCTGCTTTCGAGCGTTGGATGAATACAATCAACCGCGTATCTGATAACACTGGATTGGTTGATCCAGCAACGTACCAGGCAGACGCATACGTCTATCAGTTAGATCGCGACGGTTCTACTCTGAGATCCTATCGCTTCTATGATGTATTCCCAACCCAGGTTGCACCAATCGAACTCTCTTACGACGCTGGAAATGCGATCCAAGAGTTCACTGTTGAACTTCAAGTTCTCTATTGGGAAGCAACTAAGGGCACTGGCGCTAATGCTGGCGGTGAAGACATCAACTAAATAGAAGAAGGAAATAGACACTTTAACTTATTATGGCCAAACTTTTTGGTTTTAAAATTGACGGCAACCAAAATAAGTCACCTTCGGTTATCTCCCCCGTTCCTGAAACTAATCAGGACGGGGTTGATAATTATGTTTCTAGTGGATTTTATGGGTCGTTTATCGACATCGAAGGTGTTTATAAGTCAGAGCATGATTTAATAAAAAGATATAGAGAAATGTCACTTCATCCTGAAGCGGATGGAGCAATTGAAGACGTTGTAAATGAAGCAATCGTTAGTGATTTGTATGACTCTCCAGTAGAGATTGAGTTATCAAATCTGAACGTAAGCGAACCTCTCAAAATTAGAATTAGAGAGGAATTCAAGTATTTAAAAGAGATCTTAGATTTCGATAGAAAAGCACACGAAATCTTTAGAAATTGGTATATTGATGGAAGAGTATATTACCTGAAAGTCATTGATATGGCAAATCCCCAAGCAGGGATTCAGGAGTTGAGATATATTGATCCTCTCAAGATGAAGTATATTCGTCAAGAGAAGAAGAAGGGCAATAAATATGATATTGGAGCAGTAAGAGTCAATGGTGGTTCAAAAGAACCAATTGATCAATATAAAGGTCCAGAGTTTGAGGAGTATTTTCAATATACCCCATCACCAAACTATCCAACAACGACAATGGGTAGAGGTGCAACAAAGTCGATCAAACTTGCAAAAGATTCTGTAACTTATTGCACTTCTGGTCTGGTAGATAGAAATAAAAACACAGTTCTTTCATATCTCCATAAAGCAATTAAATCACTCAATCAACTTAGGATGATTGAGGATTCTCTGGTCATCTACAGATTATCCAGAGCACCAGAACGTCGTATTTTTTATATTGATGTTGGCAATCTTCCTAAAGTAAAAGCAGAGCAATACCTCAAAGAGGTTATGTCTCGTTATAGGAATAAACTTGCATATAATGCTCAAACTGGAGAAATCCGTGATGATCGCAAGTTTATGTCTATGATGGAAGACTTCTGGTTACCACGTAGAGAAGGTGGTCGTGGAACTGAGATCACTACCCTGCCTGGTGGACAAAATCTGGGAGAGCTCTCAGATATTGAATACTTCCAAAAGAAACTGTATCGTTCTCTTGGAGTTCCCGAGTCTAGAATTGCTGCTGATGGTGGTTTCAATCTTGGTCGTTCTTCTGAGATTCTTCGTGATGAACTGAAGTTTGCTAAGTTTGTTGGTCGTCTGAGAAAGCGTTTCTCTCAGATGTTCAATGATATGCTTAGAACTCAGTTGATTCTGAAGAATGTCATTACTCCAGAAGATTGGGAGTATATGAGAGATCATATCCAATATGACTTCTTGTATGATAATCAGTTTGCAGAACTCAAAGAATCTGAACTGGTCCAGAACCGTCTCGGTCTTTTAGCAACTATCGAACCATATATTGGTAAGTTCTACTCTACAGAGTATGTTCGTAAGAGAATCTTACGTCAAACCGATTCTGAAATCATTGAACTTGATATGCAGATCGAAGATGAAATTATGAAAGGCATCATTCCTGATCCTTCAACCATAGATCCTGTAACTGGACAACCACTTCCACAAGCAATGCCAGGTGAAGGTTCTGGTATGGCAGGAATGGGTGCAGATCCAAATCAAATGGGAGAAGTTCCTACTGAACCAACTGCCGAAGAAATGACCGCAGAGATTGATCAGCAGTTCACAAAAGACAGCAAGAAGGCTGAATTATAAATATATTATATTACATATTGATTTTTCATGGAAGATGTTATCGATTTGATCGCTACTGGAGGATCTCAATCCGAAGTTAGCGATAAAATGAAGGAACTGCTGTATGCAAAAGCAGCAGAGCGAGTTGATATTGCAAGACCATATGTTGCTAATGCAATGTTCGGTCAAGAATTTGAATATCCAACTGAGGATGAAACCGAAGTTGCTGATGAACCACAAGATGAAGTAGTCGACGAAGTAGATACTGAATCGGAAGTCGTAACTGAACCAGAAGCAGAAGAGGAGTCTGAGTAATGGCATATGTACGTCATGACGAAAACTGCAATCCTGTAGATCCACAACCAGGAAAAACATCAGTCACCCAATTTGGTGGCAATGAAGGATGGTCAAGTGTAACGTATGAAAACTTCAATGCGGATTACCAAGCCCGCAATGCAGATAATACGTCAAGGACTCCTGGAACATATCAGGCAAGAAATGCCGATAACTCACCCAGGACTCCTGGAACATATCAACGTCATGATGAAAACTGCAATCCAGTAACAGGTTAATAACAATGAAACTCATCACAGAAGAAGTAACAAACGTAAAGATTATCACCGAAGGCACAGGTGCTGGTAAGAAGTTATACATCGAAGGTGTATTTCTTCAGAGTGAAATCAAGAACCGTAATGGAAGAATGTATCCTTACGAGACTCTTAATAACGAAGTGAAGCGTTATTGTGAAGCATTTGTAAATAAGGGTCGTGCTCTTGGCGAACTCGGTCACCCTGAAGGTCCTACTGTTAATCTTGATCGCGTTTCTCATAAGATTACTTCTCTGAAGGCAGAAGGTAATAACTTTATGGGCAAAGCCCAAATCCTCGGAACTCCGATGGGTAAAATTGCATCTTCCCTCCTCGATGAAGGTGTAATGCTTGGCGTTTCTTCTCGTGGTGTTGGATCACTCAAAACCACTAGTGAAGGATGTAAGATTGTTGGTGAAGATTTCCAGTTAGCAACTGCTGCTGATATCGTCGCTGATCCTTCTGCTCCTGATGCATTTGTTAATGGAATTATGGAAGGAAGAGAGTGGGTTTGGGAAGGAGGAATCCTTCGCGAACAACTCGCTGAAACAACCAAGAAGAGAATCAATACTCTTGTTGATCAAAGACAACTTGAAGAGAAGAAGTTAGAACTATTCAATAACTTCTTATCAAATCTTTGAATTATAAATAAATACATGTAATTAATAAATTACACATATCTCAAATGTCCGTTGGTAACAATTTACAAGAAATGGAAAACGTAGTAACCAAAGGAGCTGCTGCCGCTGAACCAATGACTTCTGCTGGTATTCCAGTTGAAGATCTCGGCGGTCCTACTCCCGAAAATTCAAGCCCCTTCGATGGGTCCAATGCACTGGCAACCCCAGGTGCAACTCTTAAGCAGGTCAAAGATGTAGTCAATGCCAAGGCAATGCCTGGTGACGCAGGAACTGCTAAAGAAGAGACCGAGGTCGATGAAACTCAGGAAGTAGTTTCCGAAGAAGAAGCAACCACTGATGAGGTTGTTTCGGAAGAGGAAGTAGCAGCTGAAGAAGTTGTTGCCGAAGCGGAAGAGGAAATCACTGAGGAAGAGACCATCGACATCGAAGCAGATGTTCAAGCACTGCTCGAAGGCGAAGAGCTCTCCGAAGAGTTCCAAGATAAAGCACGCACCATCTTTGAAGCAGCGGTTAAAACCAAAGTTGCTGAAATGAAGGATGCACTTCACGAAACCTATCAGAATGCACTGGTAGAAGAAGTTTCTTCAATCCGTGAAGAGCTCTCCGAGCGTGTTGACTCCTATTTGGAGTATGTTGCTGATGAGTGGTTCCAAGAGAATGCACTCGCAGTAGAAACTGGACTTAAGTCCGAAATTACTGAATCCTTCATCACTGGTATGAAGGGACTTTTTGAAGAACATTATGTAACCATCCCTGAAGAAAAATATGATGTTCTTGAGAGCATGGTAGATAAACTAGATGAAATGGAAGGTAAACTCAACGAGCAGATTGAGCGTAATGTCAGTCTGAATCGTAGATTAGCAGAATCCTCCGCAGATGGCGTTTTCGCTACTGTTGCTGAAGGTCTCGCAGACACTCAGAAGGAAAAATTCGCTACTCTCGCAGAAAATGTTGAGTTTGAAAGTGAAGCAGACTATCGTGAGAAACTGGTAACTCTGAGAAAGTCTTACTTCCCAGAGCAAGCTGGTACTCCAAGCACCTCCGAGAATCTTTCAGAAGAGGTTTCTACCAATGAGGTTATTTCCGAGGAAGTATCCCCAATGATGCAAGCCTATCTGCAGACTCTCTCCAGAGCTGCTAAGAAGTGATTTTTAAATTATAGTTCAAACTAACATTTTAAGAGGTTAAATTTCAAATGCAAATGCCTAACACAGAGGCTCTGCAGGAGAAGTGGGCACCCATTCTCGACTATGAGGGAATGGATCCTATTAAGGATTCCCACCGTAGAGCTGTTACCGCAGTTCTCCTGGAGAACCAAGAAGCTACTCTCCGTGAAGAGAGAGAATTCCTTTCTGAAGGACCCACCAACGCTGTCGGCAACGGTGGATTCACTTCCCAAGGCGGTCAAACCGTTGCTGGTTTCGACCCTGTTCTGATCTCCTTGATCAGACGCGCTATGCCTAACCTGGTCGCATATGACCTCGCAGGCGTTCAACCAATGAGTGGTCCTACTGGACTCATCTTCGCAATGCGTTCCCGCTACTCCTCTCAGGGTGGCACCGAGGCACTGTTCGACGAAGCAGATACCGCATTCTCTGGTCAGTCCGCAAACTTCGACAACACCGCTGGATTCTCCAATGGTGGCGTTGGTTTGGGTACTACCGCACAAGGCGGATCCAATCCTGGACTCCTCAACCCTGAAGGTTCCCAGACTGGAACCACATACTCTGTTGGTCAGGGTATGCGTACCGACGAGGCAGAGAACCTCGGAGACGGTACTGAGGGACATTTCAACGAGATGGCATTCTCGATCGAGAAGGTCACCGTTACTGCTAAGAGCCGTGCTCTGAAAGCAGAATACTCCCTGGAACTGGCACAAGACCTCAAGGCAATCCACGGTCTTAATGCTGAGGCTGAGTTGGCAAACATTCTCTCCACAGAGATTCTTGCTGAAATCAACCGCGAAGTTATCAGAACCATCTATCGTGTTGCTGAGTCTGGTGCTCAAGCAAACGTTGCTTCTGCTGGTACTTTCGACCTCGATACTGATTCCAACGGACGTTGGAGTGTTGAGAAGTTCAAGGGACTGATCTTCCAGATCGAGCGCGATGCAAACGCAATCGCACAAAGAACTCGTCGTGGAAAGGGCAACATGATCCTCTGCTCCGCAGATGTTGCTTCCGCCCTCACCATGGCTGGTGTTCTTGATTACACCCCTGCACTCAACGCTGGACTCCAGGTTGACGACGCAGGTAACACCTTCGCTGGTGTTCTGCAAGGTAAGTATCGTGTATACATCGATCCTTATTCTGCAAACAGTGCTGCTTCCCAGTACTATGTTGTCGGTTATAAGGGTGCTTCTCCTTATGACGCTGGTCTGTTCTACTGCCCATACGTTCCCCTTCAGATGGTTCGTGCCGTTGGTCAGGACACCTTCCAGCCTAAGATCGGCTTCAAGACTCGCTACGGCATCGTTGCTAACCCATTCGCGGAAGGCACCACCGTTGGCGCAGGCGCACTCAGTGCAAACGCAAACCGCTACTATCGCCGCGTTCGCGTTAACAACCTCATGTGATCACGGTTCACATACTCCTGGGGATCCTTCGGGATCCCTTTTTTTGTCTAAATACCTAAAAACCTCTGATGAAAACTTTTCAACAATTTTGTGAGAGGGCACTCACTAAATCTGAAGAAGAAAAGAAAGAAGAAATCGTCAAGTCCATGAAGGACAAGAAAGGTGATTTCAAGAATCGCTATGGCGATGATGCTAAGAGTGTAATGTATGCCACAGCAACAAAAATCGCTAAGAGGGTAGCATAATGGCAGGCAATTGTAGTTGGCCAAACCAAATCAACAACAGAAACTTTCTGTCTGGTATTGGTTTTAAATTCAATCTTGGTAAGTACCCTAAAGTTGACTTCTTCTGCAACACTGCTAGGATACCAGAAGTTACCTTAGGAACTGCCACTCAACCATCATACCTCAAGGACATTGATGTACCTGGAGAGAAGATTTCATATGGAGATCTCAGCATCCAGTTCTTGGTTGATGAAAATATGGAAAACTATAAAATCATTCACGATTGGATCACTGGTCTTGGTTTTCCAGAAACAGCACAACAGTTCAAAGATGTTACCACAGATAAAGATGGTATTCGAGATATGAAGGAGCAGTTTGCTGATGGAACACTCCGCATTCTCAACAGCAACTTTAATGAAGTTGCTAAAGTAAAATTCCTTGATATGTTCCCAGTGTCTCTAAGTTCTCTTGACTTTGACGCCACATCAACTGATGTAAATTACTTTACAGCACAGGCAACATTCAAGTATACTGTATATCAATTGAACTCATCTGTTAAATAATGGATCTTGATAAAATTCAGGAAATGTGGCAGAAGGATTCTGTCATAGATCCTGATAACCTACATGAGGAATCTTTGAAGATTCCACAACTTCACTCAAAGTATTATATGTTATACAACACTATAACATTATTGAGAGAGAAAGCAAGAGGACAATATAACAAAGTAAAACTTGAACGTCATAATTTTTACACAGGAAAAGCAGACCCTGCTGTGTATGAAGAAGAACCTTTTCCATATAAAGTCCGTGAGAAAGATGCTATCCAACGCTATCTAGATGCAGACGAACGATTGAACAAGGTTGATATGAAGATTCGCTACTATGATGCAACCCTCAAGTTTCTTGAAGAAATTATCAAGACAGTTGCCAATAGAACATTTCAGATTAAGAATGCTATTGAGTGGCAAAAGTTCCAAGCAGGATTCTAATGGACGACGAAAAGGATTTTGATTATGAAGTACGCTTAACGATTCAAGACATACGTCTTCTATCACACTGCGTCAATGAAACTATAAGAACTTGGCCAGGTGCTCCTAGAAGACCTGTAGATGAGCAAGAACATCTTCGATATCTAAGAGACTCCCTTTTTAGAATGATTATGGACTACAACTATAGAGAACAATGAGCGATTACGATTACGAAAGCGATTATAATGAAATGGAAGATGTTCCATTCGTTCAGATGGAATTAGATATTAGAGATTGCCATCAAATTTATAAAGCATTGCAGTGTCATGAAGATCACGGTGATTTTAGTGATGAGTATGATAAGGCAAGAACTGAACAGATGAAAGATTTCTTTTATCGTATGATTTTAGAATATAAGTTTCAAGTAGGGGAATAAATATTCATAGGTGAATCCTGTGAATTATGTCACACTTGATTATATCGA